TGCTCATTCCACCCACTCCTTACCGCAATTGTAACAGACAACGTGAGTAACACCCTGCACGGCGATCCATGCTACATCTTTGATGGGGATGTTCCACCCACATTCACAAGTGAAGGGGTATTCGTTCTTATTCTCGAGAGAATGAACGTCTTCAGGATTAGCACATTCCTTGACCATACGTAACCACCTTGTCGGTAAGACCGAGCATGTGGCCGATGGCAACAGCTAACAAATAGCTAACGTTGTTTTCTCGGACGTGTTGGATGACCGAGGCGATTTGGATCCCTTTGACTGGAGCAGATTCTGTTATTGACATTCACATTCGCTCCATATTAACAGCGCTGACGCCCTTGTATTTGCCGGCTTTAATTTCGAGACTGATGTTGTCACCAGCATCATCCCCGATATTACCGGTGCCGCCGGCTACATTTACAGCAAATAAGCCACATGGTGCGTGGAAGAATCCCGTGCTCAAACGCTGAGCACCGGAACTTCCAACGGATAATTCACCAACCTTTACCCAAACTGGAGGAAAAGTTGTGGCATTGTACGGAGGATCCTGTCCTTGAGTCTGAAGAGCAGCAGCCTCAGTGTTCGAACTATCGGATTGTAGCCCTGCATAGGGCATAGCACCCGTAGACAAGTTAGGATTCCTTGTTTGGTTTCCTGCAAGATCGTACTCCGCTATCAAACTGTATAGAGTAGCACTCGAAGTGGCTGCCCAAGAGAATTGCTTGACTCCGCCACTCGATTCTTCCACGAGGCTGTCAACAAATTGACCGCCTGTGACGTTGTTAGCAGTACCGGGTTGAATCCCGGACCGGGGGTAAGCCCAAAACCCGGTAACAGGATTGAAAGATTCACCGGTTGCTGGTCGGATTCTAAAGTCACGCCAACGCGCGATATTTGATTGGTTAACAAATTCCTTCTCCTCTTCGTATGCCACATCAAATGCCATTTTCGCTTCTTCGAAGGCTTTCTGAACATACCAGGTATTGCTCAGTGCCCAAACTTCGAACACAACACCAGCGGGAGCTGCAGTTGACAAATCGAGTTTGATATCGTACAACTTGCCATATCTGTATAGCCTGTTGTTCAATCTGCTGAGGATGGATCCGGCATCACCGTATCCAATTACGCCAGATGGTAAAGCACTTTCAAATCCGATATCGGTTTTACGTGCTACCGGAAAATACTCAAGAGGTTTTTTCTTACGGTAAGATGGGTCAGAACTGACCTTCTTTTTTGCATGAGAGGTATTGCGCGCCATAGGTTGCACGGTTAGACTCAAGCATATCGTCTTTCCGGTCCATTCTTCATCCAGTCACCGAATGGTCTTGCTAAACGTGGAAGATGACGTCCATGGCCTGTCCTCTCCTTCCCGTGATCGTATCCACCTGCGAGAAAATTTGTTACATCCGCCATTTTCCCTTCTGGTACTTTCACTGGTTTTGTCACGTACTCAACTTTAGCAGAGTAACGTGCAATGGATGCCAACTCATCATCGCTGGCAATATCCAAAGTGTAGAGTCGACCGAGGCCCAACGGTTCGAGGATCCGTTTGTTACTCCTGGTCTTATTCTCGGCTTTTTCAGTTTGAAGCCTCATCGTTAGATCGTCATTCCATTCCAGCTGCTTTGTCGTTTCCTTCAGAGGAACCTGCCAGTCATCTTGAAATCCGACCAACACGGAATGCATATGTGTATTCCATGTGGATCCCTTGTTTGTGAATTCAAGGTAATGGGAACCACCAGAAATTCCCCATTCTTTCAGTTTCGTGTTAAGCCCACGCATACTGTGCCAACCAGTGTAGCCGCTCATTGTGCGCCTCTCGGTGAGGTAAGAGTACTGCTCACCTAAACTGGCGTTGCGAACCCAACTCTCTTTACCAGGTAATGTCGTTGTCAACACACCAACTTTCAGTGGTATGTCTGCTTCTTTGGCCCATTCCAAATCATATTCCAATCTCTTAGCAATCTTGTATTGATTTCTCTTGGCTCGAACCTTCTCACACCCTGGACAAAGTCTCCAGCGTGGACATAAGCTCCGGTCGTTCAGAAACTGACGTGCGTTCATACACCCGTCCGGCGTTGCCTCAGTTTTCATGTACGATCCTCCCAATTGCCCGAGACCCCCCAAATAAACTTGGGAGGAAACCGAGGGGTCCGGACAATTGATTCTTGGAACATCGAGTATTAAAATCCTCAATGTTATTTTTTAGCAGGTAGTGTAGTATAACAAGTAAGGAACTTGACCGGCTTTCCGGCCCTCCGATATTTCTTATTTCGAACCAATTGTGATACAATTGATTCGAGTACGAACGGAGCCTCCCGGAATGCGTGAGCCAGGGGCTCACTAAAACGCCGGGGGTAAGAAGATGGAAGTGAGGTGGGGTGCTCATTCCACCCACTCCTTACCGCAATTGTAACAGACAACGTGAGTAACACCCTGCACGGCGATCCATGCTACATCTTTGATGGGGATGTTCCACCC